TTCCTAATGTAATCTTTGATGGATCTTTCATAAATAGTTTTGTCATCTCTGCACCAGGTCTTGGATCATGAAATATTGGGTAAGATGTTTTCTCACTACATTTTAAAAAATAAAAACCTGATACATGCTGATTCCAATGAACATGTGTATCATGATGACCACCACCTTTTTCACTAAATTCTTGTACCCAAAATTCTGTAAAGTGTAAGCTATGGTTTTGTAAATTAAATCCTTGCCAATCTAAAAACTCATATGATCTTTGACCTATAAATTCTACTAAATCTTTTACTTTAGGATTATTTGAAAAGCTCTCACTATGTTTTGATAAACCAAATGTACCTATATCTTTTTTCCATTTAGGTTCATTCTTTAATTTATCTTTAAGAAGTTTATCAGCTTTCTTAATATATTTGTCTGTTACTTTGATTGCATTTTTAAGAAACATTGGTGCTTCTGCAATCCATATTGGTGTTTGAAAATAAAATGCAGATTTAAAATCTACATGTCCTTTTGGTTTACTACTTCCGCCTTGTATCATATTATCTAAAAGGATAGCCAAGATTCCATATCACTAAGCTATGCCTTACTCCTTTGGTTACTGGTTTAACTCTATGCCATACAAAGCTAGGAAATACCACTAAAGAACCTTTTGGTAATATTTCAGTACAAGCTCTGATATTTGGTTTTTTATCAGGATCTAAGTTTCTGAAATCAAACTCTAGTTCTCCACCTTTGTATTCTTTTGGATCTGTCAAACTAACTGTTACAGATAGTTTTCTAATCTTACCTTTTGTTGGACCTTCTTCCATATAAGGTTTATCCCAACTGTCACAATGCCAATCATAATACTGACCTTTTTTATATATTGTGAACTGACAAGATTCTGACCAATCCCAATCAAAGTTCCAACCTGCGTTTTCATTTGCCATTCTAACGTATGGTTGAATTTCTTTGTATATCCATCTATCGTTCATCCAAACAATATTTGAATCTCTTTTCTTTTGTAAATCTTTTATTTCTTCTTTAGTAAGAGGTTGTTTGTTTAAATCTCTATCTCTACCATAACCACCTGTGATAGCCATGATCTCTCTGTTCTTTTCTGCTTTACCATATTGCACAATCATATCGCAGATTCTTGGTGGTATTACAGATTGAAAGTACCAAAAGTAATTAGATATATTCATAATTAATAGTTAAAATTATATTCAAGCCATCAGAAGTATTAGGTGAAAAAGTATATTTTTGTGTAGCTGGAAACATTATAAAATTATTATTTTCTATAGGTATGTGCCAAGTTCTATTTTTTCTTCTATTATCATCATATTCAATAATACATTCTGTAGATCCCTTTTTGACATCAACACCATAGATTAAGGTATAGTCTGGTGAGTTTCTTAAATCAACAGGTTCAACTTGATTTCTAGTCCAAGATTTTTCTTTAGGGTGCATAACATTACCATGCATACTTTTATTAACTAAAGTAAAACCATGTTCTACTCTAACATGATCTCTTATGTAGTCTTGCATCCATTGTAAAGGTTGTGAAAAAGGCACAGCATAATCATTATAAGAATATGCTTTTGGATTATCGTTTATTCTATTTTTTTTAACGTAGGATTCTATGATGTCGTTTCTGATTTGATCTCTGTCTATCTCAAAACCTTTAGGCATAGCGACAGAGCCATGTATTAAATTAATCTCCGACAGTACCACCTTCTGCATAAATTAAGCTAATTCGTTTGATAAATCCCAAGATGTTGTTGATTCATTCCAAGTGTGTACCCATCTGTGAGTACCAGCATCATTTTGTGATTGCTGCTCAGAAGTAAGACTAGGCTTTGTTACCGGAGCATCCCAAGATGCAGTTGAAGTATTTAAAGTCCAACTAGCATAAGGTTTTTTAGGTAAGAACAAATCATTATCCTCATCATAAGTCATACCTATACCTGCGTAGTTACCTCTTAAAGGTGTTCCGCCATTCTTGTGTTGTCCGCCTTGTGTATTATAAGATGTTTTTTTCCAAAGAGGCCAGCTATGGATTCTTTCCAAAAACTGTCTTCCTACTTCTTCATCTTCAATACC